GAAAAAATCTGCAACGAACCTCTTAATTAATTCTACTACTGCTGGATAATAATTTTTGAGATTACTAGGATTGTATGCATCTCTGACTGCCCCTATGAGTGACTTATACTCGTTAAACATGGTATTGATTTCTTTTACAACTTCAAAAGAACTTTTAATTTTATCTGCGGTGAACATCAAATCTACCAATGTGTCCATAACCGGTCCTACAACTAGGCCAGATCCGGCTGCAGGCAATGTCAGTGCACCAACGCCATATTCGGCCACACCAGCTATGACCCATTGGAGTAGACTTTTAGCAGTATCTACATTAAAGCCTTCTATTAAAAGTTCTTGCTCAAGATTGTACGGATCGTAAAAATTTTCCATAAGCGAATATGAATGCATAGTTTTCCTCATTTACAAGTTTAATTATACCACGTTGCAAAAAATAAAACGCAAAACCCCGAAAGATTCTGCGCCTTTTTTGCTAACAAGAAATGTTTATATTAGTATTGTAATACGCAGTTGTCAAAACGAAGGGTGAGTGATATTTCCATCATTCCTGAGTCTTCGTAAGATACATCGCCAAATCCAGCGGAAGTGATGAAGCAACCTTTGATGTCCCACAATTCGATAACTGTTCCAACTGGGTCGACCAATTTAAGTTGTGCATCTCTCTTGTAGAAGTCAGCATAACCTGCGCGACCTGAAACGGATTCGAAGTGAGTTCTTACCCATTCCATAACCTGTTGAGCGCCTGAAGGTGCGATGGGGTCATGTAGAGTGAGAGCTAAGGTTTCGAATGTACCGATACCTCCAACATACCTTTTTGAGTTCATGTAAGAAATTGTCTGTTCTTCAATTGAGATGCTAGGTCTTGCTGCTGTCTTGATTAAGAAAGAGTCAATACCTTCTAACGCAAAGATCCAACGGTTTTTACGTTTTGGTTCAAACTTGTTTGGCAACATGTCTTGTACTGATAGTGTTTCTGCCATTTTAATTCTCCTGATAAATTGTATTCATTTAATAACTATACGTGGATTAAATTTCCGCACCAGCATTTGTCACAACAAAGTCTAAAGAGATGAACTCAATGGACTTAGTAGGCTGCAAAAAGATTTTACCTCGAATGGTATTATTCTCAACATCTTGTTGCGTTGTTGTGGTGGTATCGATAATAACTTTATATCTATCGAGACCTTGCTGTTGTTGTATTCTACCCAAAATTGGGTTGACTAACGAACTGAATCTGTTCAATGTAGCTTCTCGATTTGGTTCGAAAAGAATTTGATTAGAAACAGTTCTAACTTTTCTTCTGACGTCAATTAAAAGTCTTCTAACGTTGACTCTGTCCAAAGCAGACTGTGCTTGAAGCATTGTTTTCTGACCAAAGATAACGACAGATTCACCGCTCTGCGGGAAAGAAGTGATAGGATTGATGTCTGAATCATATAGTGTATCCATATTTGATCTACTTAACTTCACCGCAGTTTCTATCGTAGATTGCAAAGCTCCACGAGCAAAACCAGCTGGAGCAAACCATGGATGGGCAACTGAATCATTCAAAGAAAGGGCTCCAAGAACTGCAACAGAAGGAGGAGCAACGATATTGCTTGCACCGTCTCTTACTACAAGGTCTGGAAAATAGGTAGCTGCAAATGATGTGTCTAAGTTTCTATTGACAAGCTCCTGAGAACTATTTAGAACAGACACTTCTTGAGAGCTTTGAGTCACTCGGTATGATTCATGATCATATGATGGCATGTCCATAATATACAGCGCATCGAATCTATCTTCTGTTTTGTCGATAGCATAGTCAGTAATACCAGCGCTTCGAAGACCAGGTGTAGCCAACAACTGAATGTCAACATCTGATTTTTCTGCAAGAATATCAAGTGCTTTTCTAAATGCCGCCGTTGTAGGACCTACAGGACCGCCGAGATCTGCAGAAGTATTAGAATCCATCTCTCTGAATGTGGAAGCTTCGTTCATCAATGCTTTGTCTGCATCGAAAATATCCAAACCATCCCAACCACCTTGCATTGGTACTGTGAACTTTAGATATTTCTTAGATGCGTTCTGACCAAAATCTTTTGATACATCCAAATATCTCCAACCGTTTGTCACACTTTTTGATTTCGTTTGACCGGATGCTGCAGAAGAATTAATAATTTCCTGAGCTTGATAGTAATCAGTCGCAGCAGCTTGACCAGTAGAAGGAGTACCAGAGTTATATGGCCGGTAACCATTCGAGTTTGCATCTCGAATGTATACAGCTTCTTTCCATTGAGTTGGGTCGACCGCTTTGGAAGTGTCAAGATCAGTACATTGAACCCAAAGGTGTTCCAATGAAAATTCATTATTATTGTACTTGTTTGCATCCAACATAGCAGCTGTGGTAGTACCTACTCCAACTGCACCTTTGTTGTCACCTACCCAAGCTGCGTGAGTCCCTACAGCAGGGAACCATTTAGTCAAGTTATTAACCAATGAACTAATGCCTGATTCTTTGTTTCGTAGCGAAGCACTTCTAATATCTTGGTATTGAGTACCCCAATAGAAACGAGAGTCAGCAACTAAAGTTTTGCCGGCACCTACGGAAACTGTCTGTCTGAATGGCAATGGTGGTTCTTCTAAGTCAATAGAATTTGCCAGAGCGTCGCCTGCTAAGACAAGATGGTGTTTTCCTTGGAAGCCACAAGGCAAAGCGCTTGGTTCCAATGAGCCATTTTCAACAGCATCCATAACTTCAACTCTTATATATTGAGATTGATTTTCATAAAGGCCATCAGTTACAAGCTTTTGTTTTCCTTCTGAACGTTCAAAGTCGAAGAAAGTGTTCTGATCTCCTATGACTCTTGCGATATATCTGTCAGAAGCCGGATTTAAATTCACTCCAGCAAATGATTGCAATACAACTGGTGCACTATCTAAGTCATTAGCAGCTCTGATTTGTACATCAAAACGACCATAATTCGATGAAAGGTCAGTTGATTTTTGAATATTAGCAATTGATATCTTCACTTGGCCGTTTCCAGCAGAGCCAGCATCTAACATCCAAAATCTGAATAATTTCTTTCTTGAAGAACCAAGTGTCTGAGAGGTAATCCATGGAGTGTATGCATGTTCGAATTTCATTTGCCAGTTTTCGAAAGAAGGTCTGTAATTCGAAGCTGTATGGAACTGCGTTGACAATGATGAAGAACCTTGTGCATGAGGATTATAAGCACCTTGACCTAAGAATGCTTTTGCACCGCTAGTTGTCTGATGGGTTGCCAAACCTGTTGGTATATCATAATGGGCGTAAAGATAGTGACCTTTTTCTTGCAATTTGGTAGGGTCAGTGTTCATTACTTTCCCGAAGTATATCGGAGATGTTGGGTCAAAAGAACCAGTGATATATGCTGAGTTACCAGAGGCAGATTCACTGAATCCATTCATCAACATTACGAATTGGCCATCTTTAAGGTATCCTGTGTGAGAACCTGCATCCATACCTGAACCGTATTCACCTGTTGCAGAAGATGCGTGTGATACACTTTGCCATGAACCACTATCCTCTATTGCAAGACCAGGCATAACACCAGAAGCAAACATAATAACTCCGCGTAACACGTTGGTACCTGTTTGAGTCTTATCAACATCGGCACGAGCACTTCCTAAGTAGTCAACTTCTTCGTCACTAGCAAACATTTCACATCCGAGGAACATCGTACGACTGCCCGGTGCACTCGGAGTTAACTCAGACACTTCCATTTTTGATAAAGCCGCTGTTTCAAAACCAGTTCTTGAAGTAGTTTCCGAAAGAACCACAGCAGCAGTATCTTGTGTGAAAGCAACTTTTGTACCAGCCACGAGGCCGGTAGGAGACGTTGCAGCGAAAGTAGTATTCGCAGCAGAACTGTCATTACCATCTTTAAGGATGTATGCTGTGTGCGCAGCTGCTAAAAGTGCAGTATTCGCTGTGGTAGTATTCACAACATATGCATCGGAAGCAACGCCTGCACTCGTAAGTGCTGCAGATCTTGTTCCACCAGCATTGTAACCAACCTTGATTGCAGTTCCTGCGTGGTCTGTTACTGTAAGAACCGCATCGTTTCTTGGTACACGATCAAACTCTAAAGTTTGAGCAGCAGCTGCTTCAATAACTCTTACGACGCCCGGTGTGGTCACGGTAGGAGTCAATCTGTCGGATGGTGTCAGTGAAACACCCGTTATTTTTCCAATAGATATGTCAGTAACAGCTCCATTGTGAGCATTGGTAAAGATAACGTTGTTTGAGGCTCCACTTAGTGCCATCTTTGCGATAGCAACGTTACCGTTATGCGCATCGTGAGAGTATCCACGAATGCCGGCCGCAATTTCGTTAGCGTTGGTATCTCCAGATATATCTACAAGATGCACAGTATCAGCTGCGTTGGGAGCCAATGCATTGAAGTCAAAGAGGGTGGCGGGCCCGTCCATCAATTTCTTAGATGTGATCTTTCGTAGAGTCAATCCTGCACCGACTGCTTGCGAACTCAAGACGATAATTCTTTTTTCTTCAACAGTTTCACCTTCATCGTTGGATGCTGACGCATTCACAATGATGTACATTCCATCATAATCTGTAATCGCACTGAAAGCAATGACTGCAAGATTTGAAACTTCATCTGCACCTGCTCGGATTTTACCGGCCGATGCAGCTTTAAGATCCAAACCACCCGGTACCGTTGCTCCAGCATAAGGATTAACAGTTCTTCCTATAGCAGAACCATCTTGCTCTAGTGCATTGTTTGATTGATTTCTTATTTTGTCACCTACAAAGAAACCAGCTCTGCTTGTCACTTTTGTTGATGCGTTTCTTTCTTTTCCGTCACCCGCACCAAGGACTCTCAGGTACAAACCTGATCTTGCGTTTCTCATCCATTCATTTACGGCCATCGCACCAAAATGCTTTCCTTTTGTCCCACCGAAGAGATTAAGGAAGTCAGTAGCTGTAGCGAAATTAACCGGAACGAAAGCAGGTCCTTTTTCAGCTGTACCGATGATACCAGCTGGGATTCCTTGTGGGCGTACTCGTCCTGGTGCTGAGAGATCTAACTCTCTCGTTGTCACACCTGGACTTCTTAAAATTCTTTCTGCCATTTTTTAGCTCCTAAATTATTGTTGTATTCGTTATTGATAAGTATCTTACTCGAAAGAAACTCCAGCATTTGTAACGATGAAATCAATTGCGATAAATTCGATTGTTCTTGTAGGCACAATCACAATTTTACCGTTAAGCTTGTTTTCGTCGGCATCCTGGGATGTATTGTTCGTATCATCACAAATCACTCTAAATTGCTCAATACCTGCTTGCGCTTGTATCAATGCAAGTCTTGGAGTAATTAGATTTACAAACCTTGCTCTAGTTTCTGGGTTATTTTGTTCGAATAGAACTACATTGGCGACTTCGTTAACTTGTCTTTTCACTTCTAACAAAAGCCTTCTTACATTTACGCGGTCAAGTGCGCTTTGGTTTATCTGCATTGTTTTCTGTCCGAATATTACAAAACCACCATTTGGAAAGTTTGCAATCGGATTAATGCGTCGTTCGTATAAATCATCTCTGTCGCCTACGGACAATCTTGTTCTTACATTTTCTACAAAATCAAGAGCGCCTCTATTGAAACCAGCAGGAGCAAACCAAGGATAACTTACGTTATCGTTATAAGAAAGAGCTCCAAGTGCCGCTACGGACGCAGGAACTAATACTCTTCTGTTGTTTATAGGGTCAGTGACAAAGACATCAGGAAAGTAAGAAGCAACGTAATTATTGTCAACTGCTCTACCTTCGAGATTGTTAGCTGTGTACTCAACATCAGGTCGACCAGTATTGAAGATCCGAGATTGACTACCGTCATAGTTTGGAATGTCCATTACATACATTGCCATAGAATAATCTCTAACTTGGCTAGAAGCATAATCAGTGATATATGGATCTCGTATGCCTGGTATTGAAAGAATGTTAGTTCTAACAGTCATTGGATCGGTCATTATTTTGATTGCTTGTCTGTAAGATGAGATAACATTGTTGTCCTTACCTAGACCACTCATTGATATTTCTTCAGCAGTTTTTGTACCAACCAAACCAAGGCCGCCAGTGACTAATTGTGCTTTACCACCAGATTCTGTAGAAGAAGCTTTGTCGTTTAGATCTTCAATGTCATCATCAAGTGAGTTCAATCCGTCCCATCCACCGTAGAATACATTAGTGAATTTAGTATATTTTGAAAACTTGTTGAAGTTATTGGCTGTATCATCATGCACCAAAGAGGCGAACGTAGGACGCTTTGTGTAACTGCCACTATAGTTGTCAGACACAGAGTAATCAAGAGTGTCAGGGGAACCATTTCTGATATAACAAGCTGATTTCATCTCTGTTGTTGGTGAACCAACACCTGAATAATCGGTTACGGCGCCACCTAGGTCAGTACCTAATTGGTATGCCAACGCAACTTTTGCAAGAGTAAACTTATTGTCATGGAATGTGTCAGGCTCTGATTGTAGATTTCCAATTTTGATTGAACCACCCGGTATACCTTGGAACATAGTGTATGCTTTTACCAAACTAGATTGTCTACCGGAAAGATTTGATTGTAATATCGCATTGGATTGAATTTTATCATCTTCAATTCGAGTTGTTTTTACACCCCAATATATTCTAGCATCAGATCGTTCATTGTCACCAGAATGTCCTTGATATGAATATCCTGTTGATTTGATTGCTCCTTTTGTCGCTTTGAAAGTGAACGGCATAGGAGGTAGTAATGCTTCGCCTCTTGGCAATGCTTGACCAGAAGCTCCATTGCTACCATCAAATGTAAGACTTAATTTAGAATCCAAATTAAGGACAGGAATCCCTCGGAAACCGAATGGGAGTGCACTCTTTGGCGCTTGGTTCTTATATACAGCATCATTCATTACTATTCGTACATTCAATGAACGATTAGGATACCTACCTGAAATAACCAATCTTCTTTCATCTTCTAGATCGGCATCAAAGTTAAATTTCACTTTCTTATCACCAATCTTCCGAGCTACAAAGTTTTCAGAAGTAGGGTCAAGATTACATTCAACGAATCTTTCAATTATTTGAGGTGATTGATCTGAGTCACCAAACTTACGAATCTGTACTTCAAATGAACCATACTCATAGTTGGGGTCTGTTGATTTTCTTAGATTGGCGATTGATATTTTATATTCATTGTTAGCAACTTTACCATCTGAAAGACATTCAAAGTGAAACAAGTCATATTCGTTTAAACCAAAAGGCTGTGATATAAACGAAGTCGTTTTTGGAGATTGGTATCTTGAATTAAACCAACCATAAAGATCATCCCAGTTTGTAGTAGAATAATCACTAATGAAAGTGGAATCCATTCCTGTTTGGGTGGCAGCGCCTCTTGTGAGATATACAGTGTTTTGATTTACATTAAAATCGCCTGTGTCTCTACTATTATCACTGTCTGCATCTTTTGCCGCCAACACAGGAGCGAGTTCGTGCTCGATCGCAAAGTCTAAGTAAAGCAAGTGACCTTCATCTTGGAAACGCTTTGGATCAGTGTTCAAAACTTTTCCAATGTATTTCGTATTGTCAGGATCAAGTGAAACTGTGTATACCTTATTCGGTCTTGCAACGTTTGTACTACCATTGTTGTATGTTAAAGTCGAATCATTGCCTCAAGATAAGTCAGTACCATCGCCAAGAACCAATCGAAGTTTAATTTCGTTCGAACCGTCAACGTCGGTGCAGAATCCTTCACCAGAAGTTACGTAAGAAAGTGTGCCACTACCATTGTTTTGTTGTACTTGAAAGAAAGACCCTGAAGTATTTAGAATCATTGCTCTACAGATGTGCAATACATCGTCAGCTGCAGTAGATTCTCGCAAATCACTCATGTTGTCGCCACTGTCTGCACCATCATCTGATAATGTGACGTCATTGTCTGCAGCAGAATCAGTACCAGCTTTTTGAAGTGTTCCAGTTTCTCCCTGCTCTACAAAGGTGCTAGAATCTGTAAACATTGGATAACCAACATCAGAATTCGCACTGATTATATGTTTTGCACTTAGAAACTGAGTAGCTCCCATTTCCGCATTGTATGTACCATTGTTGATTGCTTTAAAACCAGCATTTTTTACGGTGCCATATTTTCGGGTGATGGAAAAATCGGTTGC